CTTTAGTTATCAAATGAATACTATTAAGAGTTAGTTCCCTCAGTAATAGTAGCTGTTGCAGAACTCATTCCTGCGAATGGATCAGCAGCAGTAGGTGAAGAAACAAAGTTAGCAGGTTTTACTTCCATACCACTTAAAGTAAGTGTGTATCCTGATAAATCTCCCATAGCAGCACCAGTTACGATTGTTCCTCCAGACACATCAGCTCCGTGCTCAAGACCCATAATGAATACATTTCCATTATAGTCTTCAACAGCAACGTGAGGTCTTCCGTAAGCTAATAACTTAATCTCTTTATGATCTTCTTTAGAAAGTTTCTTAAGAGTTAGGTTTAGCGTTTGCTCAAAGAATGTTGTACCATTCTCTCTTGAAGCAGTAATAGTTTGCTCAAAGCTACTATTACCTTTCAATTCATATTTGTAAGCAGTAAAAGTCCCAGACAAATCTGTAATCTCGTCATCAGTTTCTGTAACTGTACCTAAATCACCATAGTCAATAAAGTATATTGCGTTCAGTCCTCCAACTACGTCTTTACAGGGTTCTTTTCTACCTTTAGTTAAATCACAAGCCATATTATAAGGTATTAAAAAAGGGTAGGTAGGCTTTTCGGCTTACCCACCCTTTTTAGTTAATTAATTATTATTCTTAGTTAGCAGAGTTAGTGATACCGTAAGTTACGATGTCATCAACAATACCATACTGTACACCTGCAGTAAATCTCATTACGACTCTTACGTTCTGAGAACCGTCAAGATCAGCCATATCAATGACTTTAACTTCGTTATGGTCAGATAATAGACCAGTGCCAAAGAATAAGTTAGACTTTTCAGCAGCAATAGCAGTATCAGAAGCCAGTCCATTAGCAACAAAGATTTTCACTCCGTCAAAAGATAATGAACCGTTATTCCACCATTGAGTTCCCATTGCATTTGTACCGGCTGCACCTAGTCCGCTAGAACCAAATCCACCTAAAGCTCTTACGTAAGCTCTAGCAATGTTTTGAGATACATAGATGCTTAAGTCTTCAGCACCGTAAAGAGCAGAAGGAACCGCATCTACGATTTTACCTAATTCAGTGATTACGTTTCCTGCATTAACTGTAGTACCCGCAACTTCGTTTGCAGTAGGTAGAGCAGCGTCAGCAGCCAAGATAGTAGATAGTCCGTCAAACTGTCCGTTTGTAGAAGTGTCTCCTGCCCAGATAGAGTTTTCAGTTCTTTGAGCAACTTTAGCTGCAACGTGTGCAATTAAGAAGTCAGAGAATTTAGAAGGCATATCGCTGTGAGCAGAAAAGCCCATAGAAAGTGCTTCCCAGTCAGAGATAAAGTCTTTCTTACATAATTGTAGGTTAACTTGTTGCTCTTCTGGTTGAAGAATTCTTTCAGTAAGTGTAATAGTTGAAGTAGGGTCAAAATCACAAGTTGCGTCCTTAACGATATCGTCAGTAGCTACTTTTTTGATCACCTCTTTTAACTTTACGTTTGGTTTTACAGTAATACCACCGTTAGCGATAGTAGAACCTTCGAGTAGAGCAGCAGCGATATATTCACCTGCGAACTCTCCTGCGTAAGTAGTAGTAATTGATGTAGTTGTTGCCATTTTTGGTAATTTAGAAAATTGTTTTTATTATTTATTTAATCTTGCTAAAACCCTATCAAGAGTAGTTGCAGGTGCGTTTTGAGAATATAAATGTAAATTTTTAGTCTCTGTTGCGTTCTCTGGGCTGTGAGTTAAAGGAGCTTCATCAGCAGATAGTTCTTGAGGAACTTCTTGCTTAGATTCTTCTTTAGCCTCTAATTGACCCATTAGTTTTTCGACCATTGCCTTAACTTCCGCTAACTCTTCTTTAGTGGCATAAGACATTTCAGATTTAGGCTCCATAGCCTCAACCTCTTCAGAAGCCTCCACTTCAGGAGCTTCCTCTAACTGTACCTCTTCTTCTGTAACTTCTTCAGTGGCAGCCTCAAGTTGTACTTCTTCTTGTACATCTTCCTGCACTTCTTGTTGTACAGCTTCTTGAGTTTCCACCTCTTCAGTTGAAGACAAAAGCACGTCCTTTAGTTTAGAAACGATTTCTGTTGCTTTCATAAAAATTGATGTTTATAATTATTACTGATTTAAATTAAAGTGTTGTATTTTTAGTTTGCTGCTATACAGTCATCACAATCATTGTAAGCTACAACTGAATTTACTTTTTGGTCTCCTGATGTTCTTGTATGTGTAACAGTGTAACATCCATTATGATTACCATTAGCAAAATCAAAATAATAGATATTATTTACTGTTAATTCAACACCCTCTATGTAAATTTCTTTTTGTGAACTATGCCCACACTTCTGTAATTTATAATAATAAGTTGTTGTTGATTTTGTAACACTTCCAACTCCTTGAGCTTGTAATGAACCATCACAACATTTACTTGAGTATGTTCTACCGTCTTTACAAAGACAACCTCTACTACCACCTTTAGGTGAAGAGTAACTTGGTGTAGCTTTGATTTTCTTTCCTATCATTATTTTTTACTTGATTTTGGATGTTTATTAGGTAATAAATCATAATCTGTTGTATACTTGGGATTCTGAGGCCTACCATTCTTTAGTAAATAAAGGAAAGCATTAACCCTAGCAAATGCCCACTGTGAAGCTGACTTTACTTGAGGTGACCTACTAGTGTTGAATGCACCTAGTCCTCTTTGAAATACACTAGCCAAAGCACCTACAGTTGCACCATAACCTAATTTTTCTTTATATCTCTTATTAAAGTCATTAGCTTTATTTTGAAGTGTAGCCCTATCTTTAGCAGATACTTTTGCACCAGTCTTTCCACTAGCATCACCTTTTGCACTACCCTTACCTTTTGGATTAGGATTCTTAGTACCTGACTTAGGGGCTTTAGGTGAAGACTTGATACCACCTTTTGGACCTACTTCAGCAGCCTCAATACCTTTTAGCTTAGACTCAGTCCAATTAAGCATACTTTTACCACCCCATAGAAGATAACTGATAGTTCCACAAGCCTCAGGCTTACTAGGATCGTAATATTCAGCAGCTCTACTTAGATAGGAGTAAATTCTCTTCAGAGTTGGTAAAGTAAACTTCTCACCTCTAGCTAATTGCTGTCCTCTAACCTTACCTACTTGGGTAGCACATTTATTCCCTAGCTCTTTGTTCCTTTTAATCCCTAATTTAGCGTTATTAGATGCAGATTCAGGATAACCACCATAAGACTCTAATTCTACTTCTTCAGATAGGCTTTCTAAGGCTTCTAGGAGCTCGTATTCGGCATTTAATTCATCTAGACACTCAGAACACATTTGTTCGGGTAAAGACTCCTTAGGGCCGTCCATTTTGTCTGCAAAATACCCCTCTATAGAGAATCCTTTTACTTCGCCTGCCTTAACTTGATTCCAAACGTCATCATTGTTAACCTTTACAGATACCATCCAGGTTCCTACAGGTAAATCAAAGTCATATTTTCTAGATTTATCCTTTTTTTCGTCCTCTATAATCCAAGATTCGACTACAGACATACCTTCGAGCTCTACGTTGTGTTCTAAAGTGCTATTATTTTGATTACCCTTCATTAAAAACAGTTCAGAGGCCTTTCTAACGGTATCTTCAGAGAAAAATATGTAATATTCCTCTTCACCACTGTTTCTATATATCTTTTTGTTAGGGATTAGGGCTGCACCCATCAAAATCCTCTTTTCTTTATCAACTTCAGCAAGTTTTACTTCCTTATGCTCTTTTAGAGCGATAAAATCCTCTTCAATAGCCGGATTTTCTACAACTGAGATAGCTTCAATACCGCTAAACTCATTTTCTTCGTCTATAATAAGTTCTATAATGCGTTCCATATATAATTAACTATTTATTATTGATACGTTCTATATTTTATCCTAAAGACCTATTAAAATCAATGGTTCTATCCAATTCCTCAGCATCTTTTATGTCTTTATTGACTACAAACGCTCTTAATGGCTGTGTTTGCTGTCTAGATACAGATTGTGCTAATTGTGATTCGGGTGAAGCACCAACTACATTGAAATCTGGGGCTTCAACACCTAATCCACCACCTCCACCTGTTGATGGGGCTCCCAATGCAGCTATTGCAGAACTTGCCTTTTTCCTTGCAGCCACTATTGATGCTATAATACCACCTATACTTATTGCAAAGGCTGCCGTTCCATAAGGACCAAGAGCCTTAACAAAAGCCCCTATAGACATATTAGCAGCACCTATGCTTGAAACCGAATCAAGAGCTATTTGCTGTGCGGTTGCCTTACCTTTTTCTACCGCCAACTGAGCAGTTCTTATTTGTTCAGCAGCAAAAGCCTTTGCTCTCATAATTTCCTCAGCTATAAGCAAAGATTGCTTTATAGTGAACATATCTCTCTCGGATTTTATTTTTCTTTCTTGAGCCTTTAGTTCTTTCTTCTCTATCTCTTCTAATGCCTTTTTCTGAGCAGCTCCAGTTAATCTTCCTGAATTAAGTATGTAATCTCTTTCTCTAGCTAATGCTTCCATTCTAGCATTATTGTACGAAGAAAAAACATCATTTAGATATCCCAAAGACTTTTGAGTTGCAGAAAAAACACCTTGTATTTCTGCTGCTTGATTTTTTATAGCCTTGATTCCTGCTTTTGCAGACTCATCAAGTCTTTTT